TAAAATGAAAATAATGTATGATACATTAACGGTAAATGGTAAATGGTCGCAAAAAAGATTGATGACTTTCTCTTCTTTTTGGGTTGCTACCCTTTACGCCTTTATGCCAGTTTTGTACAAAGAATTTGAAATACACGAATTTGTATTTTTAGGATTTTTAGGAGCTGGAGGTTTCTCTTTATTCCGAACTCAAAAAGCAAACGAAAATAATTATAAAGAGGAATAGTTATGACACAAACACAAGAGCAAAAAGATATTATTGACATCAAAGATGAAATAAAATCTATACGAAAACATCTTGATCACATAAAAGAAAGGCAAGATGATGAAGACACTGAAAAGATTGAAAGAAACAGAAAAATAGATAGTATATACAACTCTCTTACTGATAATCAATTTAACAGTAATCAAGGTTATATTACTATGCTAAGAGCAATACAAAAGACTGTTATACTTCACGATATGTTATGGAAATTAACTGGAATAATTTTAATAGCTGGAGGTGTTTTAGCAGGACTTATAAAATTAATACTTTTTAAATAATAGAAAACATGAAAAATTTAACCGAAGAACAACAAAACGCAATCGATAAATGCTACGAAATTTTAAAACAAGTTGGATTGGAAGATTTGGAAGTTGGTTTGCCAATTCCGCCACGACGACCAAAATAAGAGAAAATGCTTTTTTCATAGTAATAATTCAGTATTGCATTGTGTTTTTTTCACTTTACAATACTAATTGGTATTGCAATAATTATTCGTTAATTGACATTGTAGATACAGCAATAATGTTTGTAATAATATACGATGCTTTTTATAATGAAATGATTTATAAATATGACGATTGTAATATTATAGCTTTTTGCATATTTATTATTATTATAATTTTAAATTTATTGCAAAGCGTTAATGTAATTGATGAAAGCATGTACTTTTCTATGTATGAAAGTACATTGATAATTGGTTGTTTATTTTTAGGATTATTAAAATTAGAAAAATATAATAAATGAGAAAAATAGATTACATAGTTATTCACTGCACAGCTACTCAGCCAAACGCAACGAAACAATCAATATTAAATCATTGGAAAAATACGCTTAAATGGAAAACAGTAGGGTATCACAGATTAATAGATGCAAATGGTGTTATTCACGAATTAGAGAAATACGAAAACCCTACAAACGGAGTTAAAGGATTTAATTCTAATAGCATTCATTTTAGTTATATTGGTGGGATAGATGCTTTAGGAAAAGCAAAAGACACAAGAACTATCAAACAAAAAGAAAGTCTTTTACAGCTAATAAAACAAGCTAAACAACAATTTCCAAATGCTATTGTTCAAGGTCATAAAGATTTTAAAGGTGTTGTAAAAGCTTGTCCTTCATTTGATGCTAAATTTGAATATAAAAATTTATAAAATCCTTTCCCTTATGAATAAGGGAAACAAATGTTAAGAAATTTAAAACCAACACATTAAAGTACTTAAAATGCGTTAATGTTGGTTATTTCAAACAAATTACACCTTTTTGCTTATAATATCGGACATTGTATTATTTATAATAATTCTAAATTACTTATAAAATACTGTTTATTAAATGTTTATTTATAGTTTTGATAAACCAAACTAAAAAATTATGAGTAATAAATCATTTAGGTTAAAAGATTTTGAGATAATTTCTTTGGGATTAGAAGTTACAGAATGCAAAAGGTATAGGTTAGACCAAAATAAACAAAAGCAATTATTTAAAATAAGGGAGTTTCACAATTCTAACTTTCAAGAAGTTAAAAGAACACTAAATAAAGATGGTGAAACAATATCTAAAGTCGAAAAATTAGTCCCAGATGCGCTAATTGACATTCCAGACAACCATCAAATAAAAAGAGTTTCTACAAACGTTTCCACAAAACAGCAATGGGTTATTACAGAGCCGATAAAAACTGTAAATATTGAAAAGGAAATTGATTTTTTATCAATATTTAAAGATAAAATTCAGTCTATAACCTTAAATTACCAAAAAGATTTTAATGCTATAACCTTATTTGACAGGTTAGTTTATACCGATGTTCATATAGGAATGAATGTAAATCAAAATGGATATGCTTTATATGATGGATTATGGAATGAAGAAGAATTAAATAACCGATTATCAATAATGGTTAATTATACTTTACAACATAAACAAAGCAATTATTTAATTATTCACGAACTCGGAGATTTTATGGATGGTTTTGATGGATTTACCACACGTGGCGGTCACGCTTTACCTCAAAATATGGATAACCAAATGGCTTTTGATGCGGGTTTGAAGTTTAAAATAAGATTAATCGACGCACTTATTCCATATTACGAGGTTATTAATTGTGTAAATATTTGCAACGATAATCACGCTGGAAGTTTTGGTTATATTGTAAATTCAGCTTTTAAAACTTACATCGAATTGAAGTACCCCAACAATATAGAAGTAATAAATCAACGCAAGTTTATAGACCATTACATAGTAAATAATCGTTGTTTTATATTAACTCACGGTAAGGATGATAAAAGTCTAAAATTTGGTTTTAAACCACAAATTGATGCTGTGCAAATTGAAAAGATAAAAAATTATATTGATGAATATAAATTGCATAACTTTGAAGTTGAATTTAGCAAAGGAGATAGCCACCAACTAATATTTGATTTAACAAGTTCAACGGCTTTTGAATATCAAAACTTTGGAGCGTTTTCTCCGCCATCGGATTGGGTTAAAACTAATTTTAAAAATACTAAAAGTTCATTTACAGTAATGAACTATTATGAGAAACAAAAAACAATTAATAACTACATTTTTTAAATGGAAATTTTTTGCGTAAAATATACTTTTAATGGAAAAATATAAAACAATTCACGAAAATAAGGTGTTGATTAATCCGCCAAAAGAAAATTTAAAAATAAAAACAAAAAGTTGGGATTATACTTGCGGTGATGGGTGTTGCACCACATGGGGGCAGGATGTTTTTATTAATAATGAAAAAGTATCTACTGGAGATTACAACAATATTGAATTAATATTGAAAGATGTTTTAGAACATTTAGGTTACCAAGTAAAAATAAATCATGAATAAACAAACACCCTACCAACGTATAAAAAAAGTTATGAATTTCTACTATAATCGTGGAGTAAATTCTGAAAGAGTAAATAATGTTTATCGTAACATAGTTAAACAATGTAAGTACTGCGGTCAAGTCAAAGGAAAGCACAAGTTAAGTTGCGGAACTCAAAAGGTAGTTATTACATTATAACGTAATAATTTAAAATATTACACAAATACGTAATAAAATGAAAGCAAAATTAATATTTAATCTCCCTGAAGATGATTTGGAATATAACCGATGCAACAAATCATTAGATATGGCGTTGGCATTGTTTGATATAAGTCAGTTAAGATTTAATTTAGAGATGGAAAACAAGCTAAATATTAAAGAAATGACAAAAGGGATAAATGATATTTTTAGAAAATATAATATAAACCTTGATGAATTAATAGAATAAAAACAATTTTTTATAAATTTGCAAATCATGAAAGTATATAATTTTATTTGCACATTAAAGGGGCAAACTTTTAAATATAAAGTTGAAGCCGAAAGTGAATTAAAAGCTAAAATAAAAGTAAGGGAGCATATTAAAAATGCAGTTGAATTGCAGTTAGTTGAAAAGGAGATTAAACAGGATGATTCTATAATTGATTTTTTTAAAAATAATATATTCAAATGACAACAAGCGAAAACAACAACAACGATAACAGCATCATTATTTTTATTATAGCAATAATTTTAACAGTTTGCTTATGTTCTTGCTCCACCCGAAAAGTAAACAAATCAGAAACTAAAATAGAAACAGTTTCAGAAACTACCAAAGTAGATACTTCCAAGACAGTTACAAAAGTTGACAGCAATACTAAAATAGTTGACAGTTCAACAAGTAATGAAATAGAGTACATTCCAATCGATAACACTTTACCTTTTACTGTAAATGGTAAAGAGTACAAAAACGTTAAAATAAAGCACTCAAAAAAGAAAAACAATATAACTATCGACAAAACTAAAAAAGTGTCGCAAATCGAAAATAAATACGTTTCACAAGGCACTAAAGATAAAACTTCTAAAACAGTTGAGGTGAAAGTAACGGAAAAGCAATCTTTTAACTTTTGGTGGTTGCTTTTACTTTTAATTCCAGCTTACTTTTGGATTAGAAAATACTTTGTTTAAAACTATCTTTCAAATCTTGCATTGTATATTTTTTTCTTTTGTCTTGTTTTAATAAAACTTCCTTTGCCAACTTTTCATTAACCGCATCTCGTATAAACTTGCTCACATTTACCTTATTTTTTCTAAGTTGATTTAACTGTTGTTTCTGAAAATCATCAGTTGTAAATGTTTGTATTTTGTCATATAATTTCATAGTTCACAAAGGAAAATATTATTTTTTTTGCGTGTATTACGTAGTTAGTAGCTATGTTAATCACCAACTATCAAATAATCAATTCTACATTTTGTAACAATAAATCTGCCTTCTTTTTCTAATTGATTTTTTACTGCTTCACGTGCTTTTTCTAAATTAGAAGCACAAACTAATTGAGATAATTTCATTGGTTCTGAAAAATTAATTTCATTTCTCATTGATATTGGCATACTTGAATAAATCTTATCTTTTTCTTTTTCAGAATAAAAATACTCAGAATGTGACATATAGTATCTTTTTCCTTCTGTTGGTAAGTTGTCGTTAATATCTTCCATAATATTTTTTAGAATAAAAACACAGCTACTAACATCGGTTTTAAAAAATAGCGGTTTAAGGCTTAATTTGATGTTAGTTTTGTGTTTGGTTAATTTGTGTTTAATTGATAATTTTTGTGTGCTTTTCCGCTACTTCTTAAAGCCGAGAACCGTTGGCAGCAATTAACCGAAACACCACTTTAAATGACGTTTCACGTTCTCCCAATATTTATCGCCTAATTCATAATCAGCTTGACCTATCATTCTACCAAACGATATTACTTTAAACCAACAATTATTTGGCTTACTTTCTTCAAATTTTACCCCATCAAATTCTATATGTGGGAACTCTTCTTTTAAAAAACTTTCAATTTCTTTTTTAGTTGGTTTTTTCATTTTGAATAAATATTAACTGCTGCCAACAATATATTGCCAATAGTGGGGCAGACGTGCCACAATTGAGCATTGGTACTACTATTAAACTTTGTGCTGTGGTGGAGCAGTAGTGCCTTGAAATCCCCACCATCGGCAATATTTGAACGTTATATGCTATGCTGTGGCGACATCGAACAATTTATCGAATGTATCCTTTAATTTAGGGAATACAGCATACAACCTATCTTTATAAACC